CAACGCCATTCTCACTTGGATCACTAGCGTAAACCTTGTCAGCGATGATGGAAACGATTTGCCCGTCATTGGATAGCACACCAGAAGATTGAAGAGAGTCTCCAACTCCTCTGATGAGCTTGTCCAAGTCTGGTGCTGTGTTCGGGTATTTGCGTGAGACCGATTTAGGTCTAGGCATGAAGAATGTCATGTGAACTTCTACTGGTCCGAGCATTGGAACGTGGTGTTCCATCGCAGCAACCTTGCATGCCATGTGGACTGAATCTCTCCAGCCTGGCAACTTTTTAGAAGACTCCCACATCACTACATGACCATTGACTACTCTGGCAGTCTTTGAACCTTGTGGTGCTGGGTCACCGTATACCCGAATCTTCATTAGAACGGAGGGTTCTCTGTGAACTCGTTGATTGGCTTAGGCGGTAGTGGTACAGCGTGTTGATCTACTTTGTAAGTGACATTGTTCAAGCTGTGCTCAACTACCTGATAAGTCTGTCCATCCTTTTCGAATGAACCTGCCTTAGTGCCTAGATCTCCAACGAATGAAACGATGTCGTCTTTGTTGATTGAACTAGCTGCATCCAACCACATAGTCCATTGACGCTTTTTTGTTATTTGCTCGCCTTTGACTGTGATGATGAATGTCTCCCAGCCAGAGATAACTCTGCCCTTGTAATCGCCATTTTCAGCGACCTTTGAAACAGTGATTTGTACTTGTACTCTTGCCATGTTATCCACAGCCTCTCTCTTAATAATTTCTATTGTTTTTATATTGTTTTTTATATTGTTTATTAAGTGACATTAGTGTCACCTATTGCTACCTTAGATGTCACCTATTGCTACCCTAGATGTCACCTATTGCTACCTTGGATGTCACGTGTGTCGAAGTTATCCACAACCTCAAACTTAGGGACATAATCGTCAAACCTTCTATGCCAAATGTCTCCAGCACAGTCTTCTGGACAAGGGATATTTATCCAATAGCGGTTTGTTTTTGGACCACCATAACTTTTACCATTATGACGATCTACATCCAGTTCACCAGATTCTTCTAAAAGAGCTAGTGCTCTAATAACCTGACGTTCTGAAACTCCTGCGTAATTCGCAAGTCTGCTGATAGATGGATAAGCTCCACCACCAGTATCTTCTTCATGCCAGGCGATTCCAATTAGCACTAACTTGGGCGTACCTGAATGATGTGAATGATGTAAAACTGATGCGACACTCGCTGCACTCATTTGACTCTTCCTCTCGATGTTGTAAGTATCTTATCGGGACAGTTGGTTGTCCCTGTACGCTTTATAGAGCGTAGCCCTGTTCTGGTTGTTCTTCCTCTCCGACTAGAGCAGGGCATTTTACTTCTTTAAACCTTTAGCCAACTCTTCAATCTGTGTAAGCATTTCAGGGGTCACTCCTCTAGTAGCCTTAGCACGTTTGTAAACGCCTCGTAGAGCCTCTATGTCACCCTTTTCAAACTCTAGGTGGGCTAAAGCAAGAAAGTCGTCAGATTGGCTTACAGGGGCTTTATGCTGAACTTCTTGTCTGCTAGCAATACGCTTACCACCGTCAGCAACTAGAACAGCGATGATGGCTCTTCCCCAAGCTGAGGTCTCTACGTTCTGAACTTCTGAATCACGGGTAAAATTACTTTTACCAGGAACAGGTTCCCAAGCAGTGCCATGCCCAGGAGTAATATCGTCAGCAGTCCGATAAGCAGCAGCAGTATAAACAACCCAACTCTTACCAGCAAACTCAATGAATTGAAGTGAGACTTGTTGTAATGATCCATTAGGATACTTCTCTCTAAAGGTGCGGATGCGTTCTGCAACATCCACATAATCGTTCATGAAACTCATTGTTATCCTCTCTTGAAAACAATAAATGGTGCACCAGAACCTCTGGCTTGTAACGATAGAACCTTATCGCCCTGATAAGTTCCTACTTTCACCCCATCCATGAGGTGTAAGACTTTAGACTTTAGCAGCGTGAACTGCTGTTCTGTTTCTTCGGATAATTCTTTTGCTCTGATTAGTTGAGGATAGAGTTCCCCTAGCTCGATGTCGCCATCATGTATAGATTCTGACAAATATCGAACAGTTTCGTATGTGGAGTTAGAGCCATCCCAGTCAGGTGGACTCAATCTCTCAATGCAATCTAAAAACTCGTAAGCCTTATCGACTAGCTCTTGAGCGTAATCAGCGTCGTAGTCAATTTCATGCTCAACCATCTCACCATTAGCCACAGCTACAAGAATGCCTTTTCTCAAACCTAGAACGTGCATGTACCACATCACCTGGTCTTTATAGTGAGGAGGTAATTCATTCATCGGGTTACGAGAAAACTTAATTTCCAGAACGCCAAGTGATCCATCAACCCATTCAATAAAAGCATCAGGGTTAGCCTTGAAACGAGGTTCAGAGGCACTAGCCCAAGTCCCTGTGTTATGTGCTTTTAGCCAGTCTTTATTCTCTTCAACCCAAAGGTCTTGAATAGGTTGCTCAAAGACGGTACCTAGTTTCATAGCCATAGATGGACCATTAGAGTCTCTAGGTAATTCTCCGATAGCCTCGTAATAGGCAGTATATGCAGAACGCCAAGGGTTATGACCCATGAGAGTTCCTACAAGTGAACCTGCAACACCTTTACGAGCTTCATGCCAGTCTTCGGAGGCGTGTTCAAAGTAGCCAAGTAATTTGGCAGAGCCAAGTGATTCTATTTGTTGGTCAATAGACATATCTAAAGCATAGTGCTCTAGTCTGACTTCTTCTTCTTTGTTTCGCTAGACACGGATTCAATTGCTTTGTTGATTGCCTGATTGAAGTCTTCATCTGGGACTGACGCCTTGCCAGCATAAGTGAATAGAAGTGTTGCTAGAAGACCTAGAACTGCTCCTACTGCACCGAATGCAGCTGACTGAATGGCAGAGATTCCAAAAACGTTTCCTGCACCCATGAATGCGATACCAGTCGCTAATGCGAATGCTCCAATACGGAGACTTCTAGTGATCCAATACTTCATTTATTTTTGTCCAATCTTTGGTAGCCATAGAAGAGGGTCTTCTACTGGAGAGGTTGCTAAGTGTTCGGCTTTACCACACATGAAGTGAAGATGTGCTCCAGAGGTTGCTGAGCCAGAGTTGCCAGACTTACCGATAATGTCGCCTTGCTTTACTTTGTCCCCAACCTTTACCTCAGCTTTGTCAAGGTGGCAGTAAGCGAAAATACGAACCTTTTCGGCAGTAGCATAAGTTCTCAATTCAACAACCCAACCCAGAACCTTTGACTCGTAAACGCCAACAATAGTTCCCTTACCAACAGCCTTTAGAGGTGTCCCACGCTTTACAGCGTAATCAACGCCCCTGTGTGGTCCAAGACCTAAAGACTTACGAAGCTCTGAATGTGTGCCAAAAGTGTCTGAAATTGTTGCAGGTGAAACTGGATGTAAAAGTGTAGTCATTATGCGGTCTTTTCGTAGTTGAATGCTAAATGGAACTCGTCAGCAGTTGTCAAAGTAAACGGGTCATTGTATAGAAACGCTTGGTCTCGTAATTTATTCCCTTGAGCAGACAAGTACCAAAGAGTCATAACATTAGATCCAGCGGTCAAGTGCCCCTTTATCGACCAGTGAACTATTGGGGAGCCAGCATCGTGAACTGAACCAGCAAATACATCCTGATGTTTAGCAGCTGTAAACGGTAAAGTCACGTTGTATTGTCCAGTACCAAAGTTAGTTACGCCAGCAAAAGATACATTGATGTTTACGAACACTTGATTACCAAAGACAGTGTAATCTCCTGTTGCTCCACCTGAATAGGCTAGACCTGTGCCAGACCATACTGGCGTGAATGACACAGAACTAGGGAACACAGCATCACCAGCAGGACCAGCAGGACCCTGTGGACCCTGAGCACCTCTAGCAAAATAAACCTCAGCGTAAATTGAATCTGGAATAACTACTTTTACAATCATTTTACAATTTCTGGTGTTACCTCAACTTGACCCCTGGCAAGGGTAAGCACCTTGAGAGTCGCAGTTTCAGTCAATTCAATAGCCCAAACATAGTCAGTCTTAGTCAAAAGAGAAGTCTGAGCAGGAGTCAAAGAGAATGCCACAGAGTTGGAAGTAGTGTTCACAATAGGGACAATATCGATAATTGCAGTAGTAGATGGATTCTCTCTAATTTGCAATTTTGCTGTCCAACCAGTTAGCTGAAAAGGTGCTCCAACGCTGTCAGTAGGGTAAAACTCGCAATCGCCAGCAACACTAGGGAAAGTACTACCAGCAAGGATGACCAAATCAAACCTGCCATCAGTAATAGTGAATGTCTCACTCAACGTCTTCTACAACTTCCTCAACTACTGGAGTCTCAACTGGTGCAGACTTTTCAGCTTCTAGTGCAGCATAGTGATCTATGCCCCATGAAGTAGTTATCTTTGGTGCCAATACTGGTTCTTTAGCCATTATTTATCCTTTACTAATTTGTCGAATGCAGACTTTAGTCTGGTGTATTCCTTGTGTAAGTTTAGATACTTGTCACGCCATTGGTCTAGTTCCTGTTTCAGCGTGGCGAGTTCATCTCTCAACTCTTTGTTATTAGCCAGCATCTCAGCTCGTAACTTTTCCTCCAGGCTAATCGACTGAAATCTTCTGTTAGTTAGATACTTGAAAAGACTGGACATAGTGGTTCCCCCAAGGATGCCTCCCAAAACATAAACCAAAGTCTCAATAGCCATTAGATTGCTCTCCAAAGTCCGATGTTCATTTCCCAATGCTGTGGAGTAATAACATGGTTGATTCTGCTGATAAGCGAAACTACCTGTAATGCTGGTAATGGATCCTGAGCGAACTCAACCTGTAAAGTATCTCCCACTTCAAAGTTAGCGATAGTACCAGCGACACCATCATCTCGAATGACTGGAACTGTTACCCCATAAACTTGTTTGATAGAGGCAGCATTAGCAATACGACTGGCAAGGTTTGCAAAAGTTGTAGGTCCCGCAGCCGAATCAAAGTGAACCTCAAAATCATCTGCTCTCTCACCATTAGCTGCGATTGAACCTGGAAAAGAAGCCACAGTTCTAGTACCACCAAGAATGTCTACTACGACAGCCTTGTTTACAAGAATGTCGGAATCATAATTCAAGTTAATGCTGTCTAGGCAGTAATGATTGGCACTTATTGTTGTCAAGTTTTGTAGTTTAGCGTTGTCTATCCACATGACACCTGGACCGTCAGCAGTCTTATTTCCTACTGCATAAAAGTTCACTCTCACAGTTCCAGTAGGTGCGACTCCTGTAACGCTAACCTCAGTCCAGTTAGTCCGGTTTACAGGAAAACTTGGACCAATAAGGCTACTTATCACGCCACCACCTGAGTTTATGAAATCTAGTTGAATTAAAGATGTGCTTGTGTTAGTTAGAGCTTTGACATAAACAGATCCTTTGACTTTGTCTAAAGCACTAAAAGTCATGGTAGAGGTGTTGGCAGCTGAATAAGGCAAACTTCTTCTTGAGGTCTGTTCTAACATAAAGTTGTCCCAGGCAGACTCTTCATATCCTGAACCAGCAGTGACAGTAAAGCAAACTACTTCTGCCTTTATAGTTCCAGCTGGTGCCACCGCCGAGTGAGTGACTTCTTTCCAAACGAGGTTAGATGAAGTTATGGGTCCACTGTTGGTTTGCGATATAAAACCACCTGCCCCATACCAGTTGATTCCGATAGCTACTTGAGTAGACCAATAAGTTCTATTGCGAGCTGAAACAGTGTAATTTACTCCAGCAGTAATTGGTAAAGAGAATGCATCATTCTGTGCGATATAAAGTGACCCAGGAGGAAGACCTGGTGAAGCTGTAGTTAGAAAGCCTGTGCCCTCATAAGGTGGATAAGTTCCTCCTGCTGAACTATAAAAAACCGTCCCCCTAAAAACAATTGTCGAGCCATAACCAGACCAGCCAGTTATGTTGCTGTCAAAAAATGAGTTCGTGACATAGTTTGTGGAAACGTTCATGCTGGCAGTACCAGAATAAAAAGTTGAAGTGTCTCTTGTAAGGATTGTGCTAGTCCCTGAACTCCAGTTAGCTGTGTTTGTTTCAAAAGTTCCGTTATTCATTTTGTTTGTGTAATGAACGTTAGAGACAGTAGGGTTCGCAGAGTTGAATGTCACAGCCTTTTTAGCGTCAATGTCACCCCTAGCCATATATTTGACGTTATTAGGAACAGCCTTGTCACACCAAAACCAGCCGAGTTCAGCATCAGTAAACCTTTTAAAGATTTCTCCCGATGGTCTATTCAACCAAGTATCGGCTCTTTGAGTAGTCGCAAAAGCACCAGCACCAACAGCAGTCAATGAAACACCAGCAGGAGAGAATGTGCTTGCAGAAGATAAAGCCCCAATTAAGTTAGACATAGAGTTTCGATAAGACCTTTGAGCGACTGTGCCAGTAATGCTAAAGCTAGGCAAAATAGCGTTCATGCAGTAACGCATAACATCGTTAGCCACAATAGTTATTTCCAACGATCCAGATTCGTTGATGTAGCCCATAGAGATGTTTTGAATGTAGCCAGAATAAATGATGTTGTATGTGCTTGGAGCAGTATCAGGATTTGGCTTGTATCTAATGTCGAATAGGTCTCCAGCTTTGTAGCCTGGATTGTTCAAGAAGTCGGAAAGACTTTGCTTGACCATTCGAACAGTAGCTGTACCGACAGAACCAGAAGCGAAAACTCCTTGCTCAATGTCCACTCCCCTGTCAATGTCTATCTCAAAAGAGTCAGCGACAATATCCACATAGGCAGATAAAGACTGATTGAAGTATCTAATAGATAAGTCTCTGTTGATTTCAAAGATGTCGTTAGGCATTAGTTAACCAAATACTTTCGACCCGACTTCTTTTCTAAAAGTTTGATTTCACGGATGATGTCGCTAGCACTAATAGTTGCTTTGTTGATGTTGATTTCATAAGTAGCGTTACCAGCCATCGCCTGCTGTCCCTCAGTCTGTATCCCTGTGTTGTATAGTGATCCACGAAGTTTTAGGATTTCACCTAACTTGCCTGAAGACAAGAGACCCTGAGCGACTATGTTTCCCTGTGCTGGACCCATAGCTGTAAGTTCACCAATCAAAGACTGGTCTGCACCCTGTTTACGCAACTTAGCAAGATTCTGTGCAAAGCCCTTAGACGCTGCAACAACACGCTTCATCTTGGCAATAAGAACATCCACGTTGAAGACGCTGTATTCATCTTCACCAAAAGTTCCAAAAGCAAGTCCAATGCTGTCCCTAAAAGACTTCGCATTCTTGCTGATATCTACCGCACCCTTTTTTAGACCTGTACCAACTGCCTTAGCAACCGCCTTGATACTGCCTTTTATCTTGAATGAAGCCTTAGCCTCATAAGCCTTGCTCCAAGCGTCCTGAGCCTTTTTAGCCTGGAACTCCCAGTAAGTCATACCGTTTAGATCTGATGCCTTTATCTTGCCAACAGCGTTTTCAGATTCTTCACCAGCCTCCACAAAAGCAGCTGCAACAGTTCCAAGAGCAACAGCCAAAGCACCTAGCCCAGTTGTAATCAAAGCAATTCTGGCTAGTTTTAGAGCTGTAACTACTTTAAGAACTCCTAGTTCACCAAGTCTGACAACACTATTGAATGCGATAAAACCTAGTTTCAAAGACAATACAACAGCAATCATTCCCTTTACCAAAGTGATGTTCTTGATTAAGAATGAACCTACATCTCCAACAGCCTTGCCAAGAGATACAAAAGCATCCACAAGTTCTTGGACATTCTTTTGACCTACTGGACTAGCTAGATAAGCCGAGAACTCCTCTAATGCTGGTAGCAAAGCCATGCCCACAGTTTCCTGAATGTCAGCAAAGATAACTTCAAGTCTCTTGTAAGGATCTAAGTTCGCAGCAGTCTCGGCTGAACCAGCGAATTGGACTTTTAGTTGCTCCATAAAGTCTGAGCCAGTTTTGATGCTAGGCAGTAATTTCCTTAGAGATGCGGTGTTACCGTTGAACGCTTTAGCCATAGCGTTAGTGACTGTGCTTAGGTCTTTACCTGTACCAGCAGATACATCTAAAGCAACATCTAGTACTTCTTGTCCCTTAGTCAAAGAGCCTGTCGCTCTAACAGCAGTAGCAAGAGCAGGTCTCAGTTCATCGTCTAAAACAGAAGTCTGTAATTGAGTAGACTTTATATACTTCTCTGCTCCAGCAATAGCCTCAGAAGTCGCACCAACTGTGTTCTTTAGAGCAGTAGCAAGAAGCCCTTGAGACTTTACATCTTCAGATGCAGCCTTAGTAGCATTCTTCAAACCTTGTGTAAGTGCAGCTAACCCAATACCTAAACCAACTGCACCCAAAGACCTGTTGATACTGTTACCGACATTCTTAGCGGTAGCACCCAACTTCTTTAGGTCTCTAGAAGCGACAGCAGTAGTTTTAGATAACTGGTTTTGACCTATGAAATTGACTCTTAGGTTAGTTGCCATTACTGCGATCCTTTGTCCTTTAGTGCATCTATCACAGCCTGGTATTCTCGCAAAGTCATGTTCCTTACCTCAGTAAGACTTAGACCTGCATGAACAACCATGAACGCTACACGTTCGGCTGCAACATCAGCAATTACTCTTTTGGGTCAGAGTCCCCTGCAAACAAGCTATTAGCCTCAGTCATTGAGATGTTTCCTGCTTGTTCCAAAGTAAACTCTGGGTCAATTCTTTTTTTCATAATAAAGATGATTGCTTTCATAGCCTTACCCTTGGCTTGTCCAGCATCTAAAATCTGGTCAATACTGTTGCCAGTAATAAGTTCAATCTGCTCAACTTCATTAAGTGTTAGTGATTCGAAATCAAATGTCTGGTTGGTCATTATTTGCTCCCTGTTAGTTTGTCTATGTAATCCTGCATTAAGCGTTCATACGTTTTGAATATTTCCTCTTTAGTGTATCCCAAAGCCTCGCTAAAAAACGGTTGTGGCTTGATACCTCTATAAGTGCCTGGCTTAAGATTGCTCTTAGTTTGAGAACCTACAACCAGCCATCCCCAGTGAATAGGGTTAGCGTAAGGAACTCTTGTGCCAGATACCTCTGCACCACCACCATTGAGAAGTCTTAATGGTCTAGCAGCGGACCTAAGTGCACCTGTTTTGACTGGAATCAACGGTCTAGCCCTGTCTACAAGAATAAGACCAGCTTGATAGCCAGCATCCTTGATAACAGAAGTATCAGCACCGAGTTCCCTCATAGCCTTTAAAGCTAGACGGAGGTCACCCTTGTCGATTCCAGTCTCCACAGGAAACTTAATTAAGCAGCTGTTTTTACAGTTAGACCGTAGTAAACAGGAGGAGTAGTTGCAGGTGTGTGAACAGCAGCCTTTACAGTAAGAGCCACAGAGAACTTAACGATCTCGTTGCTTGTTAGTGATAGAGGTGGAAGCTGGTCAAATACAACAGTACCTGTGTAAATAGGGCTTGAAGCAGTTCCAACAGCGTTACCCTGAGGTGCTACTGTGAATGCTACTTCGGTGCCAAAGTTAGTCCATAGAACACGGTAAAGGCTTGCAGCGTCTCCGCTGGTAACACCCTCAAGGTTTAGTGTCCACTGTCCACCAGCTCTGACCTCGCAGAATGTCTGAACATCGCCTGGAGCATCGTCTAGGGTAAGTTCAACCATGTTAGCGTCACAGCTGTATTCTGATGTTCCGATTAGGAACTTGATGTTTTGTGCTTTGATTCTGGTTGATGTAGGCATCAGTTTTCTTTCTTTAGAGAGTTATTGTTAAATCGAGGTTTAGATCACATGCAAGATACTCAGCGTTATTTGCAGCCAATCTGTATGGAGTGTTTACAGAGTTCAGAATCACATAACCGAAGCCAGTAATCGCTGAAACAGTATTGGCAATAAGTTCATCCAAAGCCTCAGTAGCCTCTTCATTAGTAGCAGTACTTGCTACCAAAGTGACATTTAGACCTAGACGGTATTCTCGACCAACAGTCTCAGCTACAAGATAAGGGCTACCAGAAGTGACAATAACAATAGGTGGTGTAATACGTTCTGGAACATAGTCCAAAACATCCAACCCTGCATTCTGTAAGTC